GATACCGCTACACCTCAAGATGGTGTAGAATATATGAAAGAACAATTGAAGGCAACTGATATTTCTTCTCACGAATTTGTTCGTCCTTTAGAATGATATGGAACCTGATCCCTATGTTCAGTTTTTAGAAAATTGGATACCTGGAATTGGTGAAAGCACTAAACTCCATGATCAACTTCATATACATTTTGATCTTGGTTTTAGTGTAAATGATGAAGCAAGACTTCTTGGATTTCAGTTGGGCCATCATCCTGCTGGAAATTTTTTTCATGTTGTGGTATTCTGTGTAATGAGTATTACGATTTATCCAAATGGATATCGTAATACTTTAAAAGATCTCCAAGATTTTTATGAAGCATATTTGCTTGGAAAATACTGGCAGTCCGTTTCCTATTGGTTTATTCCCAAAACAATATTATGAGAAATGAATTTTTGTGGGTTGAAAAATACCGACCCAAAACTATTGAAGAATGTATTTTACCAACAAATATTAAGAAGACATTTTCTGACTTCCTAGATAAAGGGGAGATACCTAACATGCTGCTCGCAGGTCCTGCAGGATGTGGTAAGACCACTGTAGCAAAAGCATTGTGCAATCAACTGGGGGTAGATGTCTATGTCATCAATGGATCGGATGAGGGACGCTTTCTTGATACGGTCAGAAATACTGCAAAGAATTTCGCTTCGACCGTCTCACTTCAAGCAACTGGTAGACACAAAGTCATCATTATCGACGAAGCTGATAACACAACAAACGACGTACAACTCCTACTTAGGGCGTTTACAGAGGAGTTTTCTGGCAACTGCAGATTCATCTTTACCTGCAATTTCAAAAACAAAATTATCGAACCTCTCCACTCCAGATGCGCCTGTATTGATTTTTCCACCAACTCCAAAAGTAAACCTCAACTTGCAGCAGCCTTCTTCAAAAGAATCCAAGAAATCTTGGATACAGAAGCTATTGAATATGATAACAAGGTCCTGGTAGAACTGATCAACAAACACTTCCCAGATTGGCGACGTGTTTTGAATGAATGTCAACGCTACTCTGCTGGTGGTAAGATTGACTCTGGTATTCTTGCAACTTTTAGTGATGTAAAAGTAAATGACTTGGTTAAGAAACTTAAGGAAAAAGATTTTCCCGAAGTACGTAAATGGGTTGTCAATAACCTGGACAATGATACTTCTGTACTTCTGCGTCGGATTTACGATGCTTGTTATGATTCCATGGTTCCGAATAGTATTCCTGCTGCTGTGCTTACTCTTGCTAAGTATCAGTATCAAATGGCATTTGTTGCGGATCAAGAGATAAATATGTTGGCATGTTTAACTGAACTAATGGTGGAGTGTGAATTCAAATGAAACCAGATAGAGAAAAAATTAGGGCACAAGTAAAGTCTAAATGGTACTATATTTTCTGGGGCACTGCCACAGTCTCGGTAGTTGTGGGTCAAATTTATGTTGGCACTGGATATCGTGTTCTGCATAATGACATGAGAGAATTACTTTATAAAGTTGACGGAGTGCTCCTCCGTTCGGACAGATCAAATACCCCTAGATTATATTGATGATATTAACTGAGAGTGACGCAGTTTATGCTGCAAATAAATTTATTGATTATTATACTCAGTTTAATCGTATTGATGATTATCTTCGCTTCGTAAAGAAAGATCGTATCAGTGAAAGACCTGGATCTCTTTTCGGTGCAGATATGGAATTCTTCGATACTTTTAAAATGCACCCTAATGATATGAACTTCAAAGTTCATGTTGTAGATACTAATCCGAAAACAACTTCAAGATATAATCAGTGGCTCTATTCGGAGACACTGAATCTAACTGCATCTAATGCTATTGAAGAAGCAATTCCTGGTAGGACTCATAAGTGGATTGTTGTAGAAACAAATACTGACAAGGTTATTGGAGTTGTCCGATTTGGATCTCCGACGATCAATAGTAAACCGCGTAATAATTACTTTAAAGAGATTCCTTCTCTCACTGATATTAATGCTCACTTTGTTATGGGTTTTAATATTGTCCCAACTCAACCTTTTGGATTCAATTATCTGGGTGGAAAATTACTTGCCCTCCTAGCTTGTTCCAAAGAACTCAAACAACAGTTTGATGAGAAGTATGGCACTGACCTCAAATACTTTGAGACTACTTCTCTTTATGGAACTACTAAAGGTGTGTCCATGTATGATGGACTGAAACCTTTTTTAAGGCATATCGGAGATACAGAGAGTAACTTCTTACCTCTTTTCCATGATGATGAGTTTAGGGACTTCTTCTGGTGGTTCAATGAGCGTAATGGTGGCGAACGTCTGATCTCTGCAGATAAGTCATCTAAGAAACTCAAGATTCAAGTAAAGATGATTTCTATTATTCGTAGATCTCTATCTGGAAAAACAAAGGAAGATCCTCCGCATTCAAAACTAGCAGAGTTTGATGCTGCTATCAAACATGCCAAATCTTTGACTGAGAAGAAGAGATATTACTTTGGTAAGTTTGAACACACTATGGATGAGGCAATTACTTGGTGGAAGAAAAAAGCAACCAAGAGATATGAAAAACTTCAATCTCAAGGCAGAGTAAGAACTCAACTTGAGATTTGGGAACCGGGTGCTGATTTGGAGATTATTAGATAATGGAACTCAAAGACTGGCTTAACTCAATCAACTTTAATAAGGAAGACCTATCAGAGCATATTAAAGACTACCCACCATATATTGTTAATCGGTGTCTATCTGGACATATGGATTGTGTGATGTATGCAAATGAAATGAATAAGTATAACTTTCTTGATAAAGATATGCAATATTCATTTTATCTAAATACTTTGAGGAAAAGAAAGAGATTCTCTCCTTGGCTCCGAAAGGATAAAGTTCAAGATTTAGAATGTGTCAAACAATACTATGGTTATAGTAATGAGAAGGCATCACAGGCTCTGAAAATTCTTACCAAAGAACAGATTAATTTTATTAAACAACGACTTGATATTGGAGGAACAAAATGAGTACGGTAGAACCTACAGTACAGTGGTCTCAAGATCAAATGGTAGAGGTGCTCCTCAATGAACCTGATGATTTCCTGAAAGTCCGTGAGACACTGACACGCATCGGAGTTGCGTCCCGTAAGGAAAAGAAACTTTATCAATCATGTCATATCCTCCACAAGCAGGGAAGATATTTCATTGTTCATTTTAAAGAATTGTTTGCTCTTGACGGTAAACATGCTAATCTGACCATTAATGATGTTCAGAGACGCAATCGTATTACACGTCTTCTTGCTGATTGGGGACTTATTACTGTCGTAAAAGAAGAGTCCGTTCTTGATATTGCTCCTCTCAATCAAATTAAAGTCTTAGCTTATAAAGATAAAGGTGAATGGACTCTTGAGCAAAAATATAATATCGGTAAGAAAGGAAAGACCCAGGAAACCGAATAAATAAACTTGCGATCTTTCGTGCGGTCGCTTCAAAAGTCGGAACTTACAAGCACCCTTGACGGGGTGTTTTTTTATGTTATAATATCTGAGTAAAGTAACAAACGCCCCGTCCTTACACGGCACTTTCTTTAGAGTTAGTGAATAGTTTGTTGATTTTAATATAGAAAAACATGATTGAAACTAAAGATTTCACGGGTAATATTACCGTGAATTGCGATTATCCGCTGCAAGAATTTTTAAACCTACCAGAGGTTCCTTGTCAACGAGACACTGAAGCACGATTGTCAAAGGCAAGAGGACATCTTAAAGAAGTTAGAGCAGAACACTGTGTAGTGCATTTGGTTCGTTTAACCAAAGATTGCACTGTTGCTGGAAAACTATATTCAAAAGGTATGATATTTAGAGTTGATGGAAATACCAGAGCACTTAATTGGGAGAAAGAAGGATCGGATTATCTTCCAGAAAAACTGATTGCTATCACATATGAGTATGATGATCTCGATCAAATCAAACAATCTTATGATACCTTTGATTCTGCTGAAGCAACAGAAAAACAGCAGCAAAAAGTTTTTGGAATTTTAACGGGATTTTATGATTATACTCCAAAGAATGAAAAACTCTCAAAGGGAATCATTCTTTCTGGAATGAATAAAGCTTGTCATTTTATGAAACCTACTGAGTGGAATCAATCTGGTATCAAAGGTCCTGAAGCACTTCGTGATCAACTCTCTTTTTGGATGATCAAAGGATGTCTTCAGGCACTTGATGAACTTATGGTGCGAAAGGATAAATGGTGCCAACCTTTTATTGCAGCTGCCCTCATGTCTCTTTATTATTATGGACCTAACAATCAAAAACTTCGCAATATGTGGAAATTAATTGAGAAGGGTGCGGGGAACACTTTTGGTGATGAATGGGATGGTGTGACTCATATTACTGAAACTTGGAAAACCGGAGGTATGTTTAGGGATCCTAATGTTTGTAAGGATACTCGATGGGATAATATGGACAAAACTGTATCATTCCTTCTTTATTGGATTGATAAGTATATGAACGATGAAAAGGGAACTAAAGTCGGCCGTGATTGGAATAAAGTCGCAAAGGATTATAAGAATCGGGGCACACTTAATGGACCTCTCAATGCTGCTTTGGGTATAACCGAATAAAAAGGAGCGGGGTTCACTACCCCGTTTTTTATATTCTGTGCTATAAATATATCGGATGCCTTCGGGGTCCACACAATCAAATCTCGCTTTT